AGTTCAGTTACTCAAAACACAGTAGTTCAAACTTTGACTAATAAAACTCTTACCTCTCCTACAATAAATAGCCCAACTATAACTAATGCCACCATTAACACAGATACAATTACTGGTTATACTGCATCAACAACGGGTGCTATTTATGGAATAAATGTAACTTCAGGAGTATTCAGCACTTCAAACATAATTGTAGATTCTAATATCACTACAGGTAATTTAAAAACTAACAAGTTTAGTAATCCTTATAAGTTTAGCGTTTATAGAAATGCCGCATTAAACAGTGCTGCCAGCGGTTCGGCGGTAATAACTTTTGATACAAGTCTTTTTGATACAGGTAGCAATTATTCAACAGGTACTGGTAGATTTACTGCACCCGTAAATGGTTTTTATTGGTTTAGTGCACGAGCAAGTGTTGGACTTGGTGGTACTACTAGATTTTTTGTTAATCTTTATAAAAATGGAACAGAGATATTAAGAGGTAATGATAACGTAAATGTCGCTAGTACTCCTAATGGTAGTATTGTTACTGGAATTGTTAGTTTATCTGCAGGTGATTATATACAGATTTATAATTATTATGGTGCTGCTGCGACAGCTTTAGAAATTGGCTATCCACAATGCTATTTTCAAGGAATGTTAATTAGTGCAACATAGAAAATGATACAATAAACACAGGATAATAAAATGATTACATATACACAACTATATAACAGGGCAGCAAATATCGTCGGTATTTCTACAACCACCGATACTCAGGATTTGACTAATGCCAAACAAGACATAAATCATGCTTTGAGATTATTTAAAAATCAAGCAAGACGATACTGGACACGTAAAGAAGTAACCGCCAATCTTGTGGCTGGCCAACAATATTATACATTTCCAGAGGACATGGTTCGCATTACTTCTGTACGTGCAAATACGGGTGGATACAATTGGCCGTTAGTCAATGTTGATTCAGAAGAACTTTGGAACAGGTTTAATGTTATCCCGAGCAATACAGTTATTGTTCCTCAATTCTATTTTGTCAGGGGTAAAAACGAAGTAGGACTATACCCAACACCGTCTCAAGCTCAAACAGCTGGTCTTATTATTAGCTATGAACCTAGAATGGCCGACATGAACCTAGATGACACCACCACAACCACTGTAACCGTAACTAACGGTTCTCAATATGTAACTTCTCCTTCCGTTCCGTTCTCTACCAACATGACAGGTATGTATTTTACTACCACAGATGGTTCAGACGGCAACTGGTATCCTATTGTTGCTGCTACAGCAACTCAATTAACTTTAGAAAACTACTATCAAGGTCCTACTTCTTCAACTGTAGCCTGCCAAATTGGTTTAGTTCCAGACGTTCCAGAAGAATATCATCTCGGACTTGTTTATTATGCCTGTTATCAGTTTTTCTTAAAACGTAATGAAACTCAAAATGCAACACTTTACAAAGGATTATTTGAAGATTTGTTGATGCAATTTAAGCAAGCCTATGCAAATAAAACTACTGGAGTTGTACAAAAACCATTGACAGATAATATATTCAATATTTTCTGGTTGCCTCCAGGTATTATATCGGGGTAACAAATGACTGGTTTTAAAAATACATCTAAAGATAAAATACATCTCAATAGTTTTATTGGTGGTCATTCAATTGATTACAAGTATGGCATTGCTAATTCATTTTATGATTCACAAAGTTTAGATTTTCGTTCTAAGCCATCACAAATGTCGGTTCTTCCAGCAGCTAGAAACTTATCTGTTACAATGTCAGACTTATGTACAGCAATGGTGCAAGACCCTCAAGGAGTGAGATATGCTGTTGGCAATCAAGGATATTTGTATCGTATCAGTACGGCTGGAGTAGTATCCAATATCGGTAAATTAGATAGTAACGGCGCAGCTGGAATAGTTTATAACCAACAATCAGACCAGTTATATATACCTTCTCAACAAACTGTTTCGCTGTATGGACAAGTTTCTGGAGCTTCTCCAACATTAAGAACGGCAAACTTTGGGGCATCTGCATCTACTGCTGCTGGTGTAGTCAATATATATAACAGCACAACTGCAGCCTATGACAATCCTAGAAACAATGCAGTAGTGGCGGCAGCTCTTGCAGGAGGAGCTTTAACCCCGTCTAATTACAGCACTTACGTAACTAACACTTTGACTAATACTTATGTATTGCCAACTACTATATCGGAAGCTACATCGCAGTTTTGTCCATTTGTGCCAGACATAGAGCCTTTCTATTCGATAGCAGTTTATGTAACAACCAAAGGTACAGGAAACTGGACATTGACTTTGCATGATTCTTTAAACAACTCTTTAGCAACAGTAACTGTAACTAATGCAAACTTAGTTGTGGGCTGGAATGAATTTAAATTTACTACTACTGGCGGCGTTAGAGCTTTGGTAAACTCTTTTGCAACAGGTACATCAGCAGGTTATCACTTTCATTTAACTTCTAGTGTTGCCAGCGATACTGCCGCAGTTGCTACCTATGCAGCTGCTAGCTTGACTGGCTGTAATTTCCTAATGTTTGCCTACAGATTAGTAAAAACCAACAACGGTTGGCACCCAGCCACTATATTTGGACAATTTTTATGTATAGGTAATGGTCAATATCTATCCACGTACACCTTTACTAATGACAGTAACCCAAATAATGTTGCCACAGGTTCTGGTGCATCGGGCTGGAACAGACACGCCCTGTTACTTGATGTAGGATATGAGGTTTGCGGACTCAGCGTAAACAACCAGTATCTTGTAATAGCTGCTGAAAAAAGGTCATCTAGCACTAGCAAAAGTTTTCAAGATGGCTATCTATATTTCTGGGACGGTCAGAACGTTAACTATAACTTTAAGATAGAAATACCAATGGGTGCTCCATACTCTGTCTACACCATAAATAATATTACTTACTTTTACTGTGCTGGTTCGTTATTTGCTTGGGGTGGAGGCCAACAGGTTATAAAGGTTCGTTACATTGGTTATCAAAACACAGACTACCTTGGAGTTACCGACACTACAATAGTTAATCCTAATATGATGGACATCAGATATAACTTATTAATGCTTGGCTATCCCTCAACAACTACAAATGTTAATTTAAACTATGGTGTATATTCGTGGGGTTCTGTTGAGCTTACTTATCCAAACTCGTTCGGTTATTCATATACTCTAGCCAGTGGTTTAAAAAATTATAGTGCCAGCAATAATTTGCAATTTGGTATGGTTAGAAACTTTGTAGACACATTATACATGTCATGGCAGTACACAGATAGTGGTGGAATTACTAGATATGGTATAGATATAGTAGATAACACTTCTACGCCAGCATCTACATTTAGCTGGACATCTCTCATATATGACGGCGGAGTAAGATATAAACGCAAAAAAGGTTTGCGCTATAAAATTAACTTTCTTCCCCTACCAACAAACACTACAATAACGGCTTTTTATTCTATAGACAGAAAAACTAATGTTACAGCTGACCCTGTTACTGGAGTTGCTTTCACAGCTACTGCTGGTGATACTTCAATAGTAATTGAATTAAATAATGCTAGGTTTTACGAACTTCAATGGGGTTTTACAGGGACATGCTCGAGTGCAACTTCAGCACCAACTATAACAGGTATTACCATGGAAGTAGATGCGCTTGAAGATGAGCACATAATGCGTAAGGACTACGCTTAGGAGTAATATGCAACCTGCAACTAACATGAATACACTAGCTCAAAATATGCCTAATCAGTCTATGATGTATCAGACATATACCCCGACTTTTGGTAATTTAAACTTTATGATACAACCATCTATGTCTGGAGAAGTTAGCAATACTTTTGGCACAATTCCCTACGTGTCCTTGGAGTCGTTAATTTATTTGCAACAGATGCAAGCGCAAACTGCACCTGAAAAAACTTTGCCTGGTCAAAATACTGGACAACAAAACGTAAAAGGTCAATATACTGTAACTGATTCAACAGGCAATGTTCGCATGGTCATGGGGTACAGTCCAGATGGCTTCTGATAATAAAGCATCACCAGCTCCTAATACAAGTTTTGGTTTTAAAATATCTAAGCCTACTTTTAACGCTTTTAAAACATCTGGACAAAATTACATATTCAATTCAAGTTGGCCTTCTTTACAGATAGCATTCCAAACTACTATTACAAGTCTATCTAGTTTGACTTTTGACACCACCTATTACGCATATAGAGTGCCACATAATTTAGGCTACCCTCCGTTTACTTTTATGTGGGCTGTTAACAAAAGATATTCTACACTGGCCAACACTTATGAACGTTACATACCAGCCGTAGACAATACTTATATATATTTGCAAATACCTTCTTCTGAAACATTGTTCGCCCCTGTTAATATAAAATGCTTTAACATTAATTTGACTAAAGATGTAGATTATACTTTGCTTACAGGAGATAATTCGTTTTTAGCTTATGACAGTAATTTTGGTATTAAGATAGCTAAAGGCAATAAGCAAACAACCAGTAAAGATTTAAGGGATTATGTTGTGCACAGCAGGGCTCAAAGCCCTTTGATGCTTGCTGTTAAAACTCAGAAAACTATTACTAATCCAGTTAGTACCGTTGATGGTAGCTATACCATACAATATACTTCAAAACTTTCTTATCCAGCATGGGTATACGGGTTTGTAGGTAGAAGTACCGCAAAT